ATCCGAGAGATAAGGAACATCAAGCTGGCGAACCAATTGCTTAAGCTGAAAAGAAAAGCTAAGCAGGATAGAGAGGCTGAGATGGCTGCTCAACAGCAAGCAATGCAAGCTCAGCTCAATATGCAGTCTCAACAGGCGGCAGCTCAAATAGCAATGCAGAAGATTCAGATGGAGACTCAGAGCAAGATGCAACTGAAACAAGCTGAGGTGGCGTTTGACATTGAGAAGATGAACAATGAGGCTGCTCTTAAATCTAAGCTTATGCAAGAGGAGTTCCAAATGAACATGCAGCTGAGAGGAATGGAGACTGATATGATTTCAAAGCGTGATGAGCAAAAGGAAGCCTCTAAAGATAAGAGGGTTAGTCAACAGAGCACGGAGCAAAGCAAGCTCATCAACCAAAGAAAGAACAACCTTCCTCCGATAAACTTTGAATCTAACGAGGATAGCTTAGATGGTTTCGACCTAGCTGAGTTCGACCCTCGGTAAGTATAAAAAAAATAGTTCTAAATTTGTAAAAAAATACAATCAATGGAAATTAAGGTAAAAGAGGTCTCTAGTGTTGATGAAAAATCAATTCAAGAGGTAGAGGAAAGTCTTTTAGAGAAGCAAGAAGCGGAAAGATTAGCAAGAGAAGCTAGCGATGAAGTCGATGAAGTCGATGAAGTCGATGAGAGCAATGAATTTGGAGATGACCAAGTTCTCTCATACCTGAAAGAAAAATACGGCAAGGACGTAGACTCTATTGATAGCCTGTTCAAAGAGCCAGAGCAGGGGGCTGAGCTGCCAGAAGATGTGGCGGCTTATATGAAGTTTAAGAAAGAAACGGGACGAGGATGGAACGACTTTGCTAAGCTGAACAGAAGTATTGAAGGTCTTGATGACGATTCGCTACTTAGAGAGTACCTCCTAGATACCGAAGAAGGACTTGATAACGAAGACGTGGACACCTTAATGACTGACTACGACTACGACGAGGATATTGATGACGAAAGCGACATTAAGAAGATTAAGATTAAGAAGAAGAAAATTGTTTCGAAGGCTAGAAAGCATTTCGAGGAGCAGAAGGAGAAGTACAAAGCCCCACTTGAGTCAGGTGGTACTGGTGTTTCTGAAGAGGTTTCTCAAAAACTTAAAGCCTACGATGAGTATATAGATGGTGCTAAATCCTTTGAGGAGAAAGCAAAGCGAAGAAAAGAAGTTTTCTTGGAGCAGACCGACAAGGTTTTCGGGAATGAGTTCAAAGGTTTTGAGTTCAAAGTTGACGATGACAAGACGGTTACGTTCTCAGCTGGAGACGCAGCAGAACTGAAGAAGAGCCAATCAGACGCACAGAATTTCCTAGGGAAGTTCCTTGATGAGAATGGCTTAATGAAGGACGCTGGAGGATACCATAAAGCACTATCTGTAGCCATGAATCCAGAGAAGTTTGCTCGGTTCTTTTATGAACAAGGGCAATCATCTCAAGCCGACAACTCAATGCGAAAGCTCAAGAATGTTAGTATGTCTGAGCAGAGAGCACCTGAGGTAAGAAAGGTTGGGGGGCAAACAATTAAGTCCGTAAGCACTGGCTCGAGCAAAGGACTTGTTATTAAGAGCCGAAAGAAGAATTAACGAACATAAAAAGACAGAAAAATGGCAGTAGAAGCCTCACCAACGTACGACTTGCAGCCAAGTGCTCAACAAGTACCAACGGCTACTAACTATATCACCAATTTCGACTTCTTGAATCAGTATCTTCCAGATACTTACGAGAAGGAGTTTGAGCGATATGGGAATCGTAGCGTATCATCCTTCCTGAGAATGGTAGGAGCGGAGTTACCGTCAACCTCAGACCTTATTAAATGGGCTGAGCAGGGTAGACTCCACACAAAGTATATTTCAGTAGGAACGGCAGCTACGGCAGCAGACAACACTGCTGTATTCCAAGTGAATGACACGGGTAACCCAGCGTTTACTGCAAGTAACGGTATTGCCGTTCGTGCAGGTCAAACAATTATGGTTACTCAGAACGACGGCTCTGGCTCTAACAAGGCTATTGTTACCGCAGTTGACGTATCGAACGACCAGTTCACCGTAGCGTTCTACGAGGCAGGTGGTTTAGCGACTACAGGAACAGGGGTAGCAAATGCTGATGTAAGCGTATTCGTTTACGGTTCTGAATTCAAGAAGGGGACAAACGGAATGCAGGGGTCGCTTGAAGCGGATGACTTGATTTTCGAGAACTCTCCAATCATCCTTAAGGACAAGTACTCAGTCAATGGCTCAGACATGGCTCAGATGGGATGGGTTGAAGTAACAACCGAGAACGGAGCTTCAGGATACCTATGGTACTTGAAGTCAGAATCAGAGACTCGTCTTCGATTCGATGACTACTTAGAGACGTCAATGACTGAGGCTGTTCCAGCGGAAGCAGCATCTGGTGTGGCGACACAAGCAACCAACGACCAAGTTGGAGACAAGGGTTCTGAAGGTGTATTCTACGTTGTAGGAAACCGAGGTAATGTTTGGGGTGGTGGTCACCCTGACACGCTTGTTGAATGGGACACAATTGTATCTCGACTTGACAAGCAAGGGGCTATCGAGGAGAACGCAATCTTCCTTGACCGAGCATTTAGTTTTGATGTAGACAATATGTTGGCTACTCTTAACGGTTATGTTTCAGGAGGCTCATCTAACTCAGCGTCATTCGGATTGTTTGATAACGATGTAGAGATGGCACTCACACTTGGTTTCTCAGGATTCCGAAGAGGGTACGACTTCTACAAGACTGATTGGAAGTACCTGAACGACCCGACTATGCGTGGAGGCATGGATACAACCGCAGGGTCTGGCAAGATTGACGGATTGTTAGTGCCAGCTGGTTCTACAACTGTATATGACCAAGTTCTCGGAAAGAACGCTAAGCGTCCATTCCTACACGTCCGCTACCGAGCGTCGCAGACTGAGAACCGTCGTTACAAGACGTGGATTACTGGTTCTGCTGGAGGAGCGACCAATAGCGACCTTGATGCAATGGAAGTGAACTTCCTTTCTGAGAGAGCTGTTTGTACGCTTGGAGCGAACAACTTCTTCATCTTCGAATCGTAAGATAGACGTAACAATAAAGGGGAGTGTCTTCGAGGACACTCCCTTCTTTTAAATCATAATAAAATCACAATAAAATGGGAGAAAAAAGAATTTTTGTAGACAAGTCCTACAAGCTAAAGAGAGGTATTTCGCCTCTTTCGTACACATTACCGACAAAGAACAAACCTAACCACCCCTTAATGTACTGGGATTCGGAAAAGGGAGAGAATAGAGTTCTTCGTTACGCCAGAAACCAGAAGACACCATTTGAAGACGAGCAGGACGGGAACGTAATTCTTGAGCCAGTAATTTTTATTGATGGGTTTCTTCGAGTACCAAAGGAGAATCAGGTTCTTCAAGAGTTTCTTCATTACCACCCACTCAAGGGGGCTAAGTTTGTTGAGGTTGACAAGCAAAAGGATGCTTCCGAACAACTAGAAGCTCTAGACTTAGAAATCGAAGCTACTCACAAAGCAAGAAGTCTTGATGTGACGCAGTTAGAAAGAGTGGGTCGTGTGATATTTGGCAAGAACATGAAAGGTTTGAGCAGCAAGGAGCTAAGACGAGATGTAATCATCTTCGCTAAAAACAACCCGAAGGCACTCCTAGATTCATTGGAAGACCCAGAGTTGACATACAACGCCAAGATTCAGCAGTTCTTTGATGAGGGGTATCTGTCCTTCAGAAAAGAGAATACTGAGGTTTGGTTCTACACGCCAACCAATAAGAAGAAGATGATGTCGTTACCATTCAATGCCGACCCTAATGTGGAGGTCGCAAAGTACTTAAAGAGTGATGACGGGATTGATGAGCTCAAAATGCTTGAGGGGCTTTTGGATAAAAAATAACTTGATTACTACTACAGGAGAAAGAGAGGGGCAATAGTCCCTCTTTTTTTTGCTTATCTTTGTTTAAAATATCTCGATGATTAACACAGTAAGGAATACGGTTCTATCTGTGCTGAATAAGAACAACTACGGATATCTATCTCCCTCTGACTTCAATCTTTTTGCAAAGCAAGCTCAGATGGAGATTTTTGATAGTTATTTTTATGAGTACAACAATCAAGTCAACAAGCAGAACTCTAGGCTTCTACAGCCAAATAGAGGTGCGGGGACGGGTATTGCTGATATACTAAAAGGCATCGAGGAAGCTATTGACTTATTTTCCGTAACAAAAGGGTTGAATAACAGCTTCAGAAACAAGTACTTCCTACCGTCACCAACCACTACTGGCAGCGATTACTACCTAATCAATAAAGTTTTAATCTACCAAGACCTACTACTCGAAGGAGAGACTACCGCTTTTGACGCTGGTCTTAACCTAATCATAGATATTACTCAAGATTTCTTTGTCAGTGGAGTTTCTATTGGTGACCTAGTTGCTGTTGAGAACGGGGGCGTTCAATATG